ACTTTTAATGTAGTATTAATAGTGCCTGATACAAAGTTAATTTGCGGATCGAATCTACTTGCATTGTTTGCAGTTTCACCGGAAGAAGCCAAGTAATTTACAACTATTCTATTACCAGCCTTTGGAGATACGCCAAACGTTTCACCATCACCAAATGATAGTTCAAAAAATCCGTTTGGTGATTCTTTTAAAATGTAAACAGCAGTGTTATCATCGATTTTACTAGCTTGATTAATGTTGATATAAGGAACCTCTTCAGTACTAGAAGCATCTGGATAGACTTCGACAGACACGGTTGAAGTGTCTAGTTGTGTATCAGGAATTATATAAACAGGATTATCGGCATATTCACCTACATAAAATGTTTTAGTTCTAAATGTTCCTTCAAATAAGTCAATTGAAGTACTTCCATCTAAACCATTAAATTCATAAAATCCAGCACCATTATCAGAAGCAGTAAAGTTATCAATAGTTTGAAATACGTATGATACTCCATCCACATCAGCGTTAAACCTAGTAAATTTAGGTAAAGTGACAGAACCAGGAGCACCTGCAGCATTAGTATTAAAAGATATTTTTACTGATGCTTTTGCCGCTGTTTTAGATCTAGGTATATATCCAATACCTTCTGCCAAGGAAACAACAGAACTTCTGAGTTGTGCAGTACTTAAAAATGATTCATTCAGGGCAAAGTTTGCAATCAAAGAATTCATATGTGTGTTATATGCCAACACATCTAGAAGGTTTGATAACCCAGAAGTTTCGAAGTTATAGTCTTGAAACTCTTCTTTATTTGCTAAAAACTTTTTTAAATTGTTTTTAATATTGTCAAAATCTAGTGCTGTAGATCTAATTGTAGTAGCCATGTTATCTGAGCCTTGATACTGTAGTTGTTAAACTTGATATTTCATCTGTACTAATGACCTTAAATTCAACAGTGACAGAAATGCTATTTTGATCTGGCAAAACATTTACTAAAACATCGATAACCTCAGCGCGAGGCTCGTACACTTCTATAGCATTTATAATATCGTCTCTAATTTCGTCTTCGGTTTCATCATAAGCCAGTTCAAATAAATATTTTGTTATGTCTGAACCAAAGAGAGGAGAAAACGGTCTTTCATATTTGTTAGTCAAAAGCAAAGTTTTTACTGCTTGTTTGACTGCAGCAACATCTTTTTTCTTGTAAATATCACCATTATCTGGTTTAGCTTCAAATAGAAGATCAATGTCAATATATGGCTTAGATCTAGAATTTAAAAGACTAGAAGTAAGATTACCATCTTCCCTTGATAAAGCTCTAAATGTTGCCATTATTTTGTTCTCTCTTTCTACTTATTTATAATCAAAATCAGGTGATCTAATTATTCAATATCTCAACCAATTCGTCTTGGGATTGCAATTGATTATTGAAATGTGTTTCTACTTTTCTATTATATCTAGCAGAAAAAGTTTCATCAAGTTCTGGCATGATTAAAATTATTTGTGCTCGTAATTTGCCTGTAGGATCAACTGTATCATATGACAAAATCATTTTTTCAAAGTTTACCGTGTCTTTCCAGAATTCGGCTAAATCAAAAGTATCAGCAATAGCCAGTTCACCGCTTTCATTAAATAATTCATAAACTATTGCTCTGCCTTTAGACTTTAAATCGTTTATACTATTTGCTGATATTATCTCCTTCGGGCCAGGTCTGTAAACACCTTCAGCAACATCCAATTTATAATTTTTAAATGCGCCATTATTTAATTGAATAGATCTTATTAGAACAGCTTGAGGATAAAGGTTACGAGCAATCTGTTTTAAAGCAGTTTGATCTTTAATAAAATCAATGTTAGTAGGATCGTTTGTAGCACCAAAGAATCGGCCCAATGTAACACCAGGTGCTAATTTAGTTGCAGAGGTCAATTTATCTTTTGTGTTTGGATTATAAAAAGGATCTGGTAGTATATTTGTTGGTTCAACTCTTACCGGAAGAAATGGGTCAACAGCAGAATTAGTTGTTACTTGGCCAATCCTGGTTTGACCAAATTTAGGTGATGAGTTTCCGGTGATTGACCTACCAATAGCTGGCGGTGAAGCATTAAAATAGTTTGTAGACAATAACCCTTCAGAAATAACAGAGCTAATATATTTAGAATTTGATCTATTTTTTTCATCTCTGAGTTTAGATCTTACTTGACCAGTTGTTTGATCTACAGTATCAATACCATCATACGCAGTAGATTTATCAATAAAGTTTTTAAGGAAACTACCTACATCAATAAGAATTTTTCTTATTCCTGTGTCTGGCTCGCTTAAATCTTCAGTGATTGCTGCTGGAGTCGGTTTAGTAATACTAGGTGTTCCATCACCTGAAACACTAAAACTATGACTTGAACCAGGATCTGTATCAGTTCCGCCTGATACTGCATTTTGTGCAGTTCCGTCTAAATCGCCAGTAAACTTTGATGCTGTAACACCTTTTTCGAATATAGCACCATTACCGCTATACAACATTCCAGTGCTACCTATAACTCCTGAAGCTCCCCAAATATCTAATGATGTTGCTCTAATATCTAAATCTGGAGTTGACATAATACTTCTAGATTCTGAAGTAATAGTAGATATTCCACTAGAAAAGTAATTAGCATCACCATCAATATTATTACTGAATGTACCTTTTACATTATGTGAATGCTCACCTAAAAATGTATCAGTGACTTGTTGAGTTACAGTAGTAGAATAACCACCTCTTATGATTTGCCCGACATTGCCATTTACTGTTTTTCTATCTGAACCTAATATTGTTTCTGTTCTATTTCTAGTTTTTACGGTAATATTACCTGCAACATCATAGTTTAAATCACCAGTGACTTTAACGTTTAAATCACCTTTATATACTAAATTAGCATTACCTTCAACAATAACCGTTTGATCATCACCACTAATTTCTATTTTTGATCCTTTAGATGATACTATTACTGTACCATCCGGGCGTAAATCAATACCTGAACCTTCTTTATGATTAATTAAAATTCTTTCACCTGATGGAGTATCGTTAATTTCAATCACATGACCTGATTGTGTTTCTTGAACCTGATTTAAAGGATACTTCGCTTCTACAGGAGAACCCATAGATAGGGGTAAATCTGCATAACTTCCACCTGTATATAATTCATTGTACGTGCTTCCAAGAGCAGCAAAGTTAAGATTACTGGAATTCCAATGTTCTACTTTCGGAAACAACGCATTTTGGTCAATGTTATTTTGAATTGCTGTTCCAAATGACAAATCAGTAGAAGCGTTTATATTTTGTCTTTCTTTTTTAGTATTCTCAGTCATCGTATATTCTCTTAGCAATTAATTGTTTTCTAGTTAGTGGTCCTGAATTTAAAAAATCATCAGATATATTATGCTTATTAAATTTTGATGCAATGTATGATTCTACCGAAAACCCTGGAGCTTTTTCATTGACATTTATAGAATTTAATCCTAATACTTGAATTCCAGGATATCCTCCATATAATATTCTTAAAAAGGTATCAAACGTTTTAAATTGTTCTGATGTAAAAGAATCACTTGAAAGATATTGGGCATAGTCTTTATTTAGAGAATTAGCGTTTATGCCACCAACAAAAGCAATTTGAATAGAATAACTTTCATGACTATTATTTAATGCTCCGCCTACGTCCTTTAAAGGTCTACAGCGCTGTAAATTACCATTTCTCAGTATTAAATAGTGATAGGGTATTGTCTTATCTTGTTCACTTAATAAATCGTTAAAATCTCTTGCAGTTAAATTTTGATCTTTTGCCGTTTCGGTCCATTGAATAACACATTCGGTGATTTCTCTCTGAATGTCTTTTAATTCAACCATTAACTCTTCTTCAGTTGCAACTAATGGATAGTTATTATCACGGACCTCAGTGGATTTAATAGTTTTACCAGTTGAAGATGAAGCTTGAGTTGCATACTTTTGTTTTACAGTAGTGAGTTCTTCTTTTTCAGCTGCATTAATACTTATATCTAGTGCTACTAATTGTTGTTTTATTTCATTAAAACTTTTATCAGAATACATTCCTATCAGCTTAGCAGCTTCATCTAAATTTTTATTTGATATTGCTGATACAATTTTCTTTCTCACTTCAGGCGGAATATCAACTAAGCCTGATGATTTTACGGCTAACAATGTTATGGTTGTATTTATTTTTAATGCATTTTGTTCTAAAATATCGCCCAGTACATTTCCAACACCATTATCAATCATGCTAAGGATTGACTTTTGTCTATTAAATAAACTATTTGTGATAGAACTAGTTAAAAACGATTGTGTATTAGTTAAACTTGATTCAACTATATCATCCATAAAAGAGGAAGGTGAAGTCTGTAATGAATTTAAGTTTGAAACTATGTCTGTTTTTTTAGCACCAGCTGATTTCATTGCAGCTGCTAAAGCTTCAGGTGCTGCTGATCCTATAATAACTGATGGCGCACTTAAATTAAAACCTGGAACGCTATTAGTAACTTCGGCAATAGCAGTTTTTGATACAACACTAGTGACGCTTGAAGCAGCTAAAGGTGTTAAATCATCAGCAATTTGACTTAGTGGTAAAACTCCGTTTACTTTTTGGCCTAACGTAATTCCTAGTGTACTAACTGTAGCTGCTGAATTTCTATTAATTAAATCTAATTGCCCTTTTGAAAAACTAGAAATGTTGTTATTCAAAATAGATTTTAAAGAGTTGTTAAGATTTATTGTGAGTTGTGCCATTATTTTTTTCCAATTAAGATCGTGGGCTATTGGTAAATTCTTTCCAAGCCTTAGTCGCATTTGCTTCACGAATATGTAAACTAGCTGCTATCCAACTTCTTGGTGGATATCCACCTCCGCTATGCTTTCTATGAAATATATATGTTGCATTATTAGAAAACTGCTCTTGTCCTACCGGCGGTTGACCACCTGTAAATTGTGTAGCTCTTTTTAACTGAATGTACGCTGTTTTATATTCACTAGCTGCATCGTTTTTTCCTAAACTTTTGCCTTTTAGTTCATGCATAATAAACATCAATTGAGTAGTAAATACTCTCCAATCTCTATTAGTGTATGATGCAAAGTTTTGTAATTGTCTTAGCCGTCCGCCTCCCTTAAAAGCATCAGGATTCCATTGAGCTATACCTTGTGATTTTTCAGTATCGTTAGCATTAGTCTTCTTATGAACTATTGTAGGATTAAAACCACTTTCTGTTTCTAGGGTTCCAGTTATTCCTGCTGCTTGAGCTGGAGTAAAACCATTTTCTGTGAAAAAGTTCATCGCTGACCAACGGCGAGAATCTCTAGTAGGATTTACATCACCGGTACTTATTGTTGCTGATGACAATACTATTCCATTATCACTTACTTGAGCTTCATTAGGAGCTAAAGGATTACCATCTTCATCTAAGTTATTAGTGTCATCTATAGAACCGGCAGGGTTATTTTGTATAGGGCTTTGTTTATTGCCAGATTCAGAATAATAAGAATTATCAGGTCTATAATCTTGAGAAACAGTTGGTTTTTCTATTTGATTTAAAGATCCTAATACTAGTGGTAATTGTGAATTTTTTCCATCAAGAAAAACGCCAAATACTAAAGCATTCTCTACTAATTGTGCAAATTTACCAATACCTGAGCTGCCTCCCTCTGTGGTGGGAACCATAGTATGCGCCCATGGTAAAGCTATAACTGGAATATCTTTTTGTAATTCGCTATGAATACCTTTAATAGAAATTTTCACTCTTCCTCTGGCTTCAGGATCACGAGAGTCGACTACTCGAGCCACAAACCAACGCGTGTTATCACCGTAAAAATCACTGCCCGTTAACATTTATATTTCCTGTTGTTTTGTTATTCTACCACAATTTAAAGATACTTTGTGCTTAAACGCCGTACAATCAAAGATATGGCGTTTAGCTAAGATAATAAATTCTCCAGAAAGTTTAGAATTTTGCTTAGAAAGATCATTTATATCAGACTTAAAAATTTCTACATTTATTTTATAGCCTACCGATGTTTTTATATTATCGGCAATTAAAAACTCTAATCCAGGAAGTGTAATATCAATTGTATTCTTTAAGAGATGATTTTTTATAGCACGGCTAATCGGTCTTAATTTATAATCAGAAATATAGTTTTCTTCTGTATAATTTAAAACATCTTCTTCATAAGTATCACCTGATATATCATCAAATATTTTACTATTAAAGTCGCCTAATTTATTTTCGGTATTTTGTTGCCGTAAAGGTTTGCCAAGAATAAACTTTTCTGGTTGTAGAAAATTATCAATAAATGCTTCGTCTTCTTTATCTATAATTTTAAGTTGTTTTAATCTATCAAAAACAATGTTCATATCTAATCTAGTTTTTTCTGTCTTACCAGATCTTAATTCAGTTATATTGTATGAAGATCCTATAGCTCCAAGTTGTGATAATAATAATGTATCTTCAACATTAGAAGCTTCAAATTTAGATATTGCGTATTGTTCATGAGACTTTGATTGTGTAGCCGATTGTGAATATACAAAAGGCCTTTTTTCATTAAAAGAAGGATCCAATAATATTGTTTCAAGATCTCGCAATATTAAATCATCAGTTAAAAATGCCGAGCTTATAAAATACGGCATTCCAACGCCCGTTGTCATTTTATTAACTACAGTTTTTATAGCTTCTATAGGTGTACTATAAGGAACCATATAACGAAATCGTTTTTGTAAAGAACGCTGGAATGTTTGAGGTTCTCTATTATTATCTCTCCAGTCAAAACCAAATATTGCAGTGTTTAATTGGTCCTGTGCAATTTTTTGAATTATACTTTCACCAGCACCATCATATGCTTTACTAAACTTATATAAATCTGCATAATAACCTTTGGCTTCACGTAATGATAACTGTAATACATTCGCATGATCGTTTGTTTTAATAATTTTATCTACATTCAAGATAGCAAATGTTTTTTCAATGACAGCAGAATCACTAGTAGGTAATTTTAATTTTATATCTAATAGTTCTGTACCTTGTATATTCACTATTTCAAATACATTATTATCATCTAAGATAGTAATTTTACCTGTTAGAAATATTTGATTTAGCTGCTCGAAAATATTAATTTCGGCTACCAGATTTGTTATATTAATTGTGTTAGTGAGTCTATCAGAATATAAAGAAACTTCAAGTAATTGAAAATCTTCTGCAGACTGCATTTGATTTGATCGGTCAGCCATTATTATTTCTCAAAAGACTATTAAATTCTGTAAACACTTGTTCGACAATAGAGCTCTTTAGAACTTTAATGCGCCTGTTGTCTTCGTTTTGTTCTTTTAATCTATTTAAATAAGTGACAGGTGTTTTACTTAAAGTAGAAGAATTATTTCCAGATTGAAGAAAAGGATTTATATCAACCCAATTGCCATTAGTATCTTCATAATGGTGTACAGCGTTTATCTGAGCATTTGAGCTTTTTACTAAAACTTTATTGAATCTAACATCTGCTACTTGCCAATTATTAATATCAGGTGAAGTTGTGTTTTCAGCAGTAAAGATGTAAATGGCTCCGTCGAACTTTTTATTAGTATTATAATATGTAGTAGCTGTAGCCGTAGCATTAATATTTGCATAGCTACCTCCTGGAAACCATTGAGGAACTACATCTTTTTTGTTTAATATTTCTGACTTTATGGTTTGTTCTATCCAAGTTCTATCCAAGTTTTCTATAGAAGAAGGATTAAGTACATAGTTATCAATAATAGTTAAATCGTCAGAATCAATTGATCCATCATTATTAATATCTCCGTACTGATAGTTGCCAGAAGTATCAATAATAAAATTTGTATATGCAGAATCAGCTGCGCTTCCAGTATCTACATACTGCTTTAAGCTAGTAGCAAACGTGCTCCAATTAATTAGATCAGGCTCTGATATTGTTATTGAAGGATTAGATGTAAAATCTTCACCCCTGTTAATAAGCGTTAATTCTCCTATGAATCCATTGTTTGATACATCTACAGAAGCAGATATTGAAGCGCCTGAACCCTCACCATTAGTAATAGTTACTATAGGATCTCTAAAGTAACCACCACCAGCATTAGTAAGTGTAATTTCATCTATTCCAGTATCATCTTGAATTACAATTTGTCCTAAATCTAAATTGCGGGATATTACAGTACCTCGGCCATCATATGTTTTCCAAATAGTTCCATTGGTAATACCGCTTTGAAGATCTGATATCGAAATTACATCATCGTCTATTGAAACAACTGTTTGGCCAATTTGAAAATAATCATGCATTTCTTCTTCAGTTGTAAGCACAGTATTAGGATATAGTTTTGATGCTTTTTCTTCCATTTCTTTACTAGTTAATGGCCAACCTCGGGTGCGAAGAGATTCATTTAATAAAAATAGCGTCCAATAGTATCTAGTGGTTCCATACAGTTTGTAAGAAACAATATCGGGCCTATCATTATCTAAAATGTTATAATACTCATAGTACGAAGCATCATTAGCCACTTGGTCAATTAAATCAATATACGTGGATATATCTTGGAATAAAGATGTGTTTATCTCATCTCCAAATGTATAATCAACTAAAGGAAAGTTCTTAAAATAAGCCATTAATAACCACCATCGATATCTTTTTTCCGCAATGTTCTTTCTTCTCTGAATCCCATAGAAATGTTAATTTCTGGAAAACTACCATCGCTCATCATACCCATCGTATTAGGGTTATAGTTAGTTTCGAAATTTTCTAAAAAGCAAGGCAAAATACCGGTTGCAACCGTTTTCTTTTTATATCTCATTTTAATTATAAACTTATGTGGAAATTTATAACCAATAGTTGCGCCTTGCTTACCGCCTATATCATCAGGATACATAGCAGATCTAAAGAATTTAATGATGTTTCTAATTGCCCTAGACTCATCTACACTAGTTGGAATTAAATTAAATGTAAATCTAAATGTTCTAGTATTTACGCCTCTAAGCAATGATCTAGAATTAGGATTTAGTGTCAGTCCGGATGTTAATGCTGCTACATTTTGAATATTTTCACCACCGACTATTGGTGTTTTTCCTAACACTCTTTGTAAAGCTAATTGACCTGCAGGCCCAGTAACTCCATTTTTCATAATATCAAGTAATGGTAAATCTCCTAATGACGCCATTATAGCTCCTGCAGAACCAGAGTTCGCTATACCTTGCTCTGCTAACGCTCCACGGGCACCAATTGCAGTATTTGAGTACTCTATACCATCTGCGAATTGTAATGAAGCTGGTAAATACAATGATACTGCCCCTTTTGGATCGCCTTTAAATTTTCTTGGTTTGATATCCGTTAGAGCGACATCATTTCCGCGGATATCAGCCTGTTCATCTGCAGTGGCAGTCAGTTTTTCTGTTTCTTTTTTCTTTAGATTTATGATACCTGTTTCAATATCTTTTAGTTCTATATAGTCTTCTTCAAAGGCATAAAAACTAATAGACCCCTCGTAATCACCTTGATGCTCCACTGGAAATCTATGTTTAATATTACTACTTTCAGATACAGTTTTATTTACTGCGTCAGAAAGTACAGTATCTTCATACGATGTCTGGCCTGCTGGTCCCATTTTAGATCCTTAATAAATATAATGAACTTAGCATTATTTATATGGTTATTCATGGCTTATTCTGGTAGATATAAAGTAAAGAACAGATCAAAATACAAAGGTGATCCTGATAAAGTTGTATTCAGATCAATGTGGGAACGTCATTGCTTTAAATGGTGTGATAACAACCCTGAAGTAAAAGGTTGGTCTAGTGAAGAAACAGTAATACCTTATTTCTATGAGGTTGATAAAAAGTACCATAGATATTTTATGGATCTTAAGATAATATATAAGTCAGGTAAAACAACATTAGTTGAAATTAAACCTGATAAAGAAACCCGCCCTCCTACATTCAATGGCCGAAAGACAAAACGTTATATCACCGAAGGTATGACATACGTTAAAAATATGAATAAATGGAATGCTGCTAAGAAGTATGCGGATGATAATGGATATGGTTTTGAAATATGGACAGAGAATACTCTTAAAAAAATGGGGCTATTACCTAATCCTAAAAAAACTATTAAACCTTTGAAGCCATTAAAGCCTAAAAAGAAATAATGGTATATACACCCTCTACAAAGCTGTTACTTTTATTATACACTATTTTTCAGTTTTGTACACCCTAAAATAGGATATAAATAGCTTTATGTCAAATTTATTTCAAACACTAGAATTCGAAGCATTCAGAGCCGGTATTACTCCTAGGACACAAGAGTCTAGGGATTGGTTTAGGCAAAAAGGTCGGCAAATGCGCCGAGTAAATCGTAATGCGCTGATGAGAGAAGACCCTGTAGAGCTAAAGAATAGATCCGTAATTGGTGATATGTACATGTTCTTTTATGATCCGAAACATAAGGATAAGTTACCATACTATGATTCGTTTCCATTAGTCATAGTCATTGAGAGCGCACCTGGCGGCTTCCTGGGGTTGAACCTACATTACCTACCACCTATATTAAGAGCAAAATTCTTAGATGCTCTCTTAGAGATTGCTTCAAATAAAATGTACACTGATGACACTCGTTTTAGAATATCATATGAATTGGTAAAGAAAACTAGTAGAATGAAATATTTTAAACCATGCGTAAAGCATTATTTGACAGCACAAGTAAGAAGTAGATTTGCAAGAGTTCCAGCGCCTGAATGGGAGATTGCTACGTTCTTACCCACCGCTGATTGGCAAAAATCGACTGGCGCAAATGTCTATCGTGATTCAAGGAAAAAAATAAATGGCTAGTATCGATCAATTAAAGTCTCTTATATCTTCTAAGGGTGGAGTAGCTAGAAGCAATCTATTCAGAGTATTTTTACCAAACGGTGGAAGTGATATGAATATATTATGCCGTGAGGTGAGTTTGCCTAGTAGACAGACTTTATCTAGAGAAAGAGTTTATGGGCTGCAGCGCCGTAAAGTTGCCTATGGATTTGCACAAGAAGATGTATCAATGACTTTTATGCTTTTAAATAATTATGGCGCAAAAGAATACTTTGAAGACTGGAAACAAAAAGTAGTAAATCAAAATACGTTTGAGATAAACTATCATAAAGATTATGTAGAAAGTGTGACAATACAACAATTAGATAAGAATGAAAAACCGGTGTACGAATGCACTTTGTTAGAAGCTTATCCCACAACTATGAATACTATCCAATTAAATAATGAACAAGATGGATTGGTTGAGATCAATGTCCAACTAAGTTATACTAATTGGACTAGCAATTTTTTTAAATAATAGGATGAATTGAAATGGCATTACCCAAGTTAAATAATACACCAAAATATGAAATTATTATACCGTCAGATGGAAACAAAACAACATATCGACCTTTTTTAGTAAAAGAAGAAAAAATATTAATGATAGCTATGGAGTCTGAAGACAAGAACCATATGTTATCATCTATTATGGATACATTAGAAGCGTGCGTTGATGATATCAATAGAGAAACATTAACATCATTTGATATTGAATATCTCTTTACGAAAATAAGAACTAAATCAGTAGGCGAAAGTGCCACGGTTCAATACAAATGTAAGTCATGTGGACACATGCATCCATTAAAAATAAATTTAGATCATGTAAAATTGACTGAATCGAAAAATAAAAGTAGCAAAATCGATCTGGGAAACAGTATTTTTTTAGAAATGAAATATCCGTATTATACAGATATTATTAATCAAAATGAGGATGCTTCACCTACTGAACAGATGTTTTCAATGTTAAGAATTTGTATGAATAAAATTTATACTGATGACGAAATTATTAATCTAAATGAAAGTAAACCTTCTGAAATTGATGAATTCATTGAATCGATGAACTCTAAGCAGCTACAGCAACTAACAGAGTTTGTAGAATCAATGCCTAAACTTCAATTTAAGTCAAAGTTTAATTGTGAATCATGTGACACTGAAAATGAAGCGGTGGTGGAGGGTTTTGAAAATTTTTTCGGCTAAATCTATCTCATAATGACCTGGAAAATTATTTTACAACAAATTTTGAGATGATACATGAATATAATTATTCCTTGAATGAGATAGATAGTTTAATGCCTTGGGAAAAAGAAATTTACGTCAGTATGTTAGCTGAAAGGCTAAAAGAAAAAAAAGAAGCTATGGAAAAAAATAGACAGTAGGTAATATGGCACAATTAGAAGACGTTATAGCACAATTAAAAGATAATGATCGCAGTCAACAAGCGACTACGAAACTATTACAAGCTTTTATTGTCAAACAACAAAGAGGTACACCCGATCGTTTAGAGGATAGAATAGAATCTAAAATGGGAAGTGCACCTCCAGGTGGAAATAATTTAGGTGCTTTTGCACAAGTAAGAAAGGATACTCAAACTTTGGGTGTTCCTACACTTGCCCCATTAGCTATAGCCTTCGGTGCTTGGATGATGGATCTTGATCATTATTTAAGAGCATTACGCCCAGATGTTTTATTGAAACCTGTAACTAAGTTTTTTAATCTAACACGAGGAGCATTTAATAGATTTATATCTATAGCAGATGATCTTAAAAAAATTAGACTACCAACTATTCTAATTGAATTTCCTAAAGTACAATTTATTGATACTGCTGGTAAAGCAATTACAAACTTTATCGATATAGCATTTAAGACTCCAGCAGTAAGATTTTTAGGGCTTGTTGACGGTTTTATCGATATAGCGTTTAAGACACCTACAATAAGATTTGTAAATGCAGCAGGAGCTGCAATAAAAAATCTAGATGCCTTGGTTCCTACTCCAGTGCTAAGTTTCTTTTCTAGAATAACAGGAATGTTTGATAGTATAAAAATATTTGATAGCACATTGCCTAAAGTTATGTCAGTACCTGATGGGGTTAAATCATTCTTTACTAAAACATCAGACTTTTTTAAAAGCATTAAAACCTTTTTTACGAGTATTGAAGCTGCGATAGACCTTAGTCCTTTTTTAGATCCTATTAAAAGAGCTCTTGGTTTTGTTGGTGCGGGTCCTGGTGGCAGTATTAGCGCCGGGCTTGTAGGGATGTTCGATAAACTCAAAGGATTCTTTGGAATTATAGGAAAACCGGTTGCTTTTGTCACAAAAATTTTAGCTGGGCCTTTTGTTCAAGGGTTTATAAGCTTACTCGATTTTATGAAAGGCTTTAGAGATGCATTCGGTGAAACAGAAGACGAGTTTGGTAATAAACTCACTTTTGCTCAAAGGACAATAGCCGGATTAGAAGGTGGAGTTCTTGGTGTTGTAACAGGTATTGTTAAAGCTTTAGAAACTTTATTTTTAGATCTACCAGGTTGGTTGTTAACCCAGCTAGGATTCGAAAAGGTCGGCAAATATCTAAAAGAACTAAATATATCTGAAATGGTGGATCCCATCTGGAAGTGGGTAAAAAGTGTACCACAAATGCTTGTTGATTTATTACCATCTGGCCAACAAATCAAAAGCTTTATTATTAATCAGATAGCCAAATTGCCTGGTGGTACTACTATACTAGAAGCTATGGGAGCAGATGTAAGCTATATAAAGTTAGCTAGGGCAACTGAAGCATTAGCAGCCGCGAAACCAGATCTATTAGCAAAGCTTGCAAATTTCCAAGCTAACATTATCGCCGCTGACAATATTTTACAAACTGGAAATAAATATGATCAAGAATATAAAATGGCAGCCTTTAATAAACAGGAGGCAATCACTGGACTAGCAGTACTACGTAGACAATTAAGAGAACTTGAAACAGAATTATCTGCTGCACAGGCCGTTGTATCAACACAAATCCAGCAAGATAATTCTCAAAATAATACAAATGCGTTTGCGTTATCAGGCGGAAGTGCACTCGATGATCAACAATCTCTTAGAAATGGTATGCTTCCACAATAAAAAAAGAGCCCCCGAAGGGGCTCTCTTATTTAGTCTTCTGCAGCTAACTTAGCAAAATAACTCATTGTATCATCCTCATCCATTGAGGACTCAGCGGTTGGTACAGGATCTGGTGCTGCCTGAACCGGTTGAGCAGCTTCTTGCTGAGCTCGACGTGCACTAAAATCAGGAATCTCATCATCTAGTTCCACTTCTTGCTTTACTGTACGAGGCGCTGGTTCACCAAGGACATTTGCAAGCTTAGCCTTTAGTTCATCATAGCTCTTGTATTGAGCAGGATCACTAAATTCATTGATCGGATGCATTTGATCATACACCTTTTCAAGCTTAGACTCATCTCCATCATATAGAGAAGAAGGTGACCGGAACTCAGCCTTATCGTAATTACGATAACCTTCTACTTGGCGGATCTTTAATACAAAATCTGCACCTTCCCAAAAATCAAATGGATTGACAGGCTTCTCATCAGGAAATTGTGGCTGCATAACATCCATAATTTTATCAAAGATTTTCTTGCCAAACTGATACATAAAGACTTTGCCTTCTGTCTCAGGATTTGATGGATCTGATACTACTAAAGCATTAACTACGTAATGTAAACGGCGTTTACGCTCACGAGCAATCTCTTTATCTGACTCAATACCAGAATTCCAAAGACGACCGTTCATTTCTGATACGGGATCTTGTTGACCAATAGATGACAATGATTTCTCAATGTACCATTGGCCTGTTGGCCCTTTAAAACCATGGTCCCAATACCGCACCCATGGAATATCTTGTCCTTCTTGTTGGGGAAGGAAACGAAGCACGGCATATCCATTGCCTGCTTTATCGACTGTAGGTTTCCACATACGTGGATCTCCACCTTGTCGTTGTTTGGCACCACCGCCGGTATCTTGCGCGGCTTGAACCAATTTAGTAAAATCTGTACGATTACGTTTTAGATTTGCGAATGACATTGTATTTTTCTCCGTATTGCAATGTGTGACTGTAATATTCTATCATATATTAGTCGATAGGTAAACTGTTTTGTTTAGGCAAAAAATTTAAATTCATAGCTTCTGCCTCCAACTTTGTTTTAATAATTGGAGAAATAAACTTACGTATCTCCTCCAATTCTACATTATGTATATCACTTAAATGAATGATTGCATCCATGTAAGATGATTTATGAGACCTCACGGTCTTCTCAATTAATTTAGCGAACTCGCTTTTTGTTAGAAATTGTTTTTCTGGCTCGATCGTAATCCTCCTTCGCCTCTTCATTAGTAACTTCTCTCCCAATGTCAGGATAATAAACACCTGGAGAACGCTTAGGTGTGCCATCTGCATGATATGCCATGACTACACAAGTGTATTTTGAACGACTCTGACGCTCGGCGCCATAACGCACATCACGATATACACCATCCTGCAAGTACTTTTGCAGGTTTAGAATATAAGTTTCTGTATCGTAAAATAGTTTACGTGGTCCCGGCTCCTTGCCATCTTTTGCACTACGTAAGCCACTTAGAAGTAGCTTCTGATCTTTGATCCATGCTTTAACTTTATCAGGATGCAACGGATGATCATCAGGCATGTTCCGAAGTGATTCGTGTATTGACAGATTTTTAGCAGGTCCACGTGCTGCACGGGCTTTCGCCATGCGTTCTACCAAAGCAGCTTTTTGCTCTTCAGTAAATTCACGCTTCTTACGTGCCTTTTTAAGTGGTTTGATTTTAGAAGCTTTAGATATTTCTTCACGCATTTGATTACGTTTACTAGCCATGATTCCTCCAACATAATATAATACTATTCTATCACAGTTTTAAGGTAATGTACACCTTTTTGTTTGCAATAAAATCAATCACTTACAATTTTTTTTATTTTTCGTCGATTTCTAAAAGCTCGATCTCACCATTTTTATCTTTTTTCCAACGGATTAAATTTAAATCCATTAAAGATTGTATAGTAGTTTCGATGATTTCTTCACGTTCATTTTGGCTGTATGTTTTGCCAATCATGAAAGCACATACGCTGAGCGAAACCACGAATGGCCAAAAAATATACGGATCTGGCATCTAATTCCCCATCTAAAATGCTATTTATACGCAAGTAAAAGAAATAATACTGTCTAGACGAAATGAACGCCATTCTTTTATCTTTGTATCGATCACACGAATAGCTTGTTCACTATACATTTTATTTTCTTTATTAGAATTTTCATCAAGAGACCATTCAGGCATCATATCTTTTTGAAGTGTGCACTTCATATCACGCTCAGAACCATCAGCCTTTTTAAAAATTACACGGCATTCACTAGAACGTAATTGCTCTAGTACATATTCACGAGTTAAACTTTCAGTCATTATAATTAGCCTTTACTTTATATGTTAAATCAGGATTTAAATTTTGATTACCTTTTAATTCTTTCACGCCAAGTGTGTGCATAAAAGTAGGATCAGCCATTAGTATGTCAATGACCTTTTCCCAATCTTGAATTTTACCTTCTAGATATTGAACTCTACGGTCAAGATGCGCAACTTGATAATCTGACATATTATCTCCTCATTGAGGCAGCATCAATAGCTGCTTGTTTATTATCTTTACGAACAGGCATTAAATTAGATTTATGTGTGACTACAATGCCAGCAATCTCGTTGCCTGTGTAACGCTTACGTTCTTTTGCTGTACCATTGCCAGCTACTTGATCACTAGTCATACTAGGACCGCAATTTAAGTTAGGTAAGTCATAACGATAATCAGTGTCACCGCTAGACTTACCTATACCAAGCTTTTCTAAAAACTTGTTATGTTCGGCTTCCGCCTTCAATAATTTATTCGATTTTCGTTTCGCCTTACGGCGTTTCCCTACACCATGGACTTGAACTCCTCTAATCATATGCATACTCAATCTGTATACCTCCTATCAACTGCAGATGCATCCCATACATACTTGTACATTTTGGGATCACCTATTATAACAACATCACTATCACCAACTTCACTATAGACACGAGCGTCCATATATTTGTGATAGTAAGCAGGACCACCGAATACCCTGCGAGCTGCCTCATAACGAGCCTCGCTCATACCAACATAGTGTATAGTTCTCATAATAAACTCCTTTCCTCAACGCCCCCAGTATCTCCAGTCTCGTTGCACGGCCTTATTGACATTGCCGCTCTAATTTGACTGAAACTAGCATCTCACGTTTTCACGACACTGATATTTCACAGGCGAATTATTCTCGCGAGATGTTGCTTTTAGATGGCCTGTCCTCTGCACAGACGTTGAGGAAAAGAGTCTTTAGACTCAATCCCAATCGTTATCGAATTTTGTTGTATAGTGAAGTGTTTCACCATAATATTCTTGAGCGTATTTAGAAGCATCTGTCCACTGATAGATATTTGACTCTGTAGGAATATCAATATCTTTTTTCTTGTTTTTACGTGTAACAGGCTTTGCCTTAGAAATAACAGAAGCTGATGTTTTGCGAACTTTAGCCATTTTTTTCTTACGCTCGGCGATTTCTTTGATAAGAGCCAAACGGTCCGCTTTTTGTGATGCTGTCATAGTCATAATATAATCTCCTCATTTGATGTAACCATACTACCATATTACGAATGGAATGTACACAGTTAATTTCGTTTTTTCGCATTTTTGTTTGCAATGAAATCAATAACTTAGAATTTTTTAAAAATTTAATTTGAATATGATTTTTTAAAAATAGCAGAAGTTTTAGATTGTGATTGAAGATAATATTGTTTTTTAAAAGGATTGATATTATTATTTTTAGTAGGACAAATTGTAATTTTATTATTTTTAAGATATTTTTCGATTATTTTTTGATTTTGATTTTGAAGTTTTTGACGAGAATTAGAATTAAGAGACATGTTTTTTTCCTTAGTTAACATATATCTTTCTAACATATTTTAAACTAAATGTACACCTTTTTGTTTTCAATGAAATCAATCACTTAGAATTTTTTTCAAAAACGTATGCACCCTCCGACAATTTAAACGATTTCATAAGCTTTAAATACATTTCAGGAGTCAACGTTATGACTTCAAATGCACCATACTTTTCATTCCACTGCCTAATATGACAGTAGTCTTCATAAAGAAGAGCTGAAACATCCTCCAGCTCTCCACTATCATCCATTACAGTAATGTATGTTTCGTCCATATCAAATTCAACTGTTATCATACTGATTTTTTTCTCATTCGCCGGAGTTTACCAAACAACCTTAAAGTTCGATCTTCTATCATATTTTTACGAGCTCGACGTCTGATTCGAGCATATATTGATTTAGAAATTCTATCTGCTTTTCGTTTGTCTTTAGTCATGCTACCTCCTTGAACCATTCCGGTACGTTGCGTTTAGACCAAACCATTTTGAAACGATCTTGTTTGGTCTGATAGTATTCTCTGTATGACCGAACAGGATCATCAGGATGCATACATTGCGGCTCATGCTGCATGGCCAACTTAAATTTTGTATACAAATTAGTCCATGGTATATGTGAAGGCGGTCTTTGGAGAATTCCTTGTAATTTGGTTTGAGTTGAATGCACTTTACCATAGCGATACTGATATTCTTCGCATAGGGCAATAAAGTGTTTGTAGTGCCATTCATAATTGGCATTTGATTCCATAGTCCATAGCGTACAAGGATGACTATGGTGTACTGCTTTATACAGCAATTCTTCTTTTTCAGGAATATTATGATACCAGTAATTAAGCATTCGCTTGCCAGATTTACTAAGTCTTTTTTCGCAAAATCCGTCTAGCATCCGATGTGCAGTAGATAGCATCTGAGCTGACTCTACAATCATCTTGACTACATGTTTATCACATTGTAGCTGTGCCGCGATTACTGGGTGTTTGTCTAATATAAAAATATTCATGATAACTCCTTTATAGGGATTATTATATCACGTATTCTTTTTATTGTACATAACAAAATGGCGCTCACACGCAAGCTTTGTTTGTTTTTCGTTCCAATCAAACTTTTTTGATATTGCTTTCAAGAGATCCTTTTTCGAAGTATCTGATCCATTCCATGCTGATATCATGTTCCATATTATCTTGTCTATTTCTATCCAATTCATTTT